GCAATCCATGACGGTGAACAATCGCCGTATGGTTGGGCAACAAGTTGCGCGTTCGGGCTATATCACCGTTGCCCAATATTTAACCGCCGTGCCTTGGGTGTTTACCATCCAACCCCATGCGTACCTTTACTATCCGCAAGTTCGGGATGTAATCCAAACAATCGATAACCTTGATAGGCAATTGCCCGAAACAATTACTTTCAATACATCGAACCTTTCTTGGTTTACTGAAATGCGCGGCACGGCTACAGCGGCTACGCTAAATGGTGCGCCCGTTGCCAATACGCAAACACTTGCGTTAACTTCTAACGGGACATTTAAAGCGGGCGACTTTATTATGATTAGCGGGTACACCTACAAAGTGACCGCAGATAGCGCGGGTTCATCAGTAAACATTAACCGCCCGTTGATTGGTACGCCATCATCAGGCACAACTGTTTATATTGGTAATGCTTGCACATTTACAGTAGTTGCGGAATCATGCCCAACATATACACTTAACCCTATGACGGATGGCGCGTTTGTGCAATGGGATGCCCCGTTTGTTTTTAGAGAATACATCGTATGACAACAATTAACGCGGTAACTGGTTATCAAATTAACCATGCCGAATTTGTAAAACTAACCGTTGGTAATGCGGGAACGGTTTATACATTCTGTAACGCTGCCGCACCTATTACGGTTGGCGGCATTACCTTTTCAAACCTTGGGGCGCTACTTAGTGTTGGCGATGTTCAGCGCGACATTAAGGCCACATCGGATGATATGACAATTCAATTGACGGGCATCAATCCAAGTAATGTTGCATTGATTCTTAGCAATGACATTAAAGGTTCGTTGGTAGAAGTATGGCGCGGGTTCTTTGATTCAAACAACCAAATTATTACTACGCCTACAACGCAATTCTTTAAACGCTACCAAGGCATCATTAACAGCGTTTCAATTACTGAAGATTTTAATTCTGAGCTTCGCATGCGTATTGCGACTTGCTCTATTTCTTGCTCTTCTATGCGTAGGGTTTTGGAAAACCGTTTGTCTGGCGTTAAGACCAATCAGAAAAGCTGGCAATCGTTCTATGCTGGAGACACATCAATGAACCGTGTCAGTGAGATTGCTAATACATACTTTGACTTTGGCGCACCACCAAAAACTCAAACCGTGGCAAGTGAAACAACAGTAACAATGGACGATACATACGCCAAAGAAGTGCCATGATAAGACTAGCGACAAGATACGATATTCCAAGGTTACTTGAGATTGTCGAAGCCTATGCTTACGAAAATCCAATTAAATGTCTTGGACAAACACAAAACCATGACCCAATTTATGTTGAGCAATTATTGTTTAGCATCATGCTGGGAAAAGGTTTTATTTACATTGATAAAGGACTAAGAGGAGCCATCATTGCTGTAAAGCAAAATAATGTTTGGTGTCCTAAAGTCAAAGAATTGCATGAGTTGTTGTGGTGGGTTGAGCCTGAATACCGCAACGGCACATTAGGTGGAAGATTGTGGAAAGCATTTGACCGTACAGGAACAGAAATGCTAAAGCGTGGCGATGTTGATTTAATAGTAACTTCTGTATCGTCCAAGGGTCCTTGGGTTGATTACACTAAGCGTGACTATGAAGCAGTAACTGCAAGTTTTGTGAAGGAATAAAAATGGTCGGGACAATGATTGTGGGTTATTTGGCGGGTGCAAGCGCAGCAACTGTTGCAGCTTCATTTGCATTAACCGCAGCGGCCTTTGCTGTTAACTTTGCGGTGTCAATGATTGTCACCAGAATATTTGGTGACAACCCAGAAAGCCAACAAGACATGGGAGTGCGCCAGCAAGTGCCTCCTAGTGCTGTAAACGCCATCCCTGTTGTCTATGGTGAAGCGTATATGGGCGGTACTTTTGTTGATGCGGTCCTGACAACTGACCAGCGCAAAATGTATTATGTGCTGGCTATTTCTAGCATCAGCCCTAATGGTCAATTTACATTTGACCAAACAGAAATGTATTACGGTGACCAGAAGATTATTTTTGATGGCACTGAACCCGGCAAAGTATCTGGCTTAAGCGATGAAGCCACCCCAACTCCGCATGTAAACGAAAAAATTGATGGCAACTTATTTGTTTATCTTTTTACTTCGAGTCAGTCTGGCGTAATCACCCCAATCAACAGTAGCGGCTCTTTGCCAAGCGACATTATGGGCGGCTCTGACATTCAAGCTGCACAGCGATGGCCTTCCACTGGTCGTCAAATGAACGGCACAGCATTCGCAATTATTGTCCTAAATTACAACCGTGAAGCCGATACAACTTCACTTCAGCCAATTACATTTAAAGTTAAGCATGCACTGAACGGCACAGGCGTAGCAAAGCCCGGTGATGTTTGGTATGACTACATCACAAATCCTGTTTATGGCGGCGCTGTAGATTCTGCTTTTGTTGATTCAACATGTGTTGCAACGCTCAATTCATATAGCGATTCAACTATTACCTTTGATGACTACAATGGCAACCCATCTACTCAAGCTCGTTACCGTATTAATGGGGTATTAGACGCTGGTCAATCTGTATTAAGTAATATTGATAGGGTTATGTCATCTTGCGATTCATGGATGACATATAACGCAGCACTTGGACAATGGTCTGTGGTGGTGAACAAGGCTGAGACAACAGCTTATGCGTTTGATGATGACAACATCATTGGTGAGATTCGTGTTAGTGCAACCGACATTTCATCGTCAATTAATCAAGTGGAAGCAAGGTTCCCATTTAAAGAAAATCGTGACCAAGCTGCGTTTGTAAATATTGAAACACCATCTAATCTTTTATATCCAAATGAGCCTGTCAATAAGTATTCGATTACATATGACTTGGTTAACGACTCTGTACAGGCGAACTATCTTGCCAATCGTTTGCTTGAGCAAGCCCGCGAAGATTTGATTGTCAGCTTTAGCACAACATACTATGGCATTCAAGTTAATGCTGGCGATGTTGTGTCAGTTACTAATGCTGATTACGGATGGAGTTCAAAGCTTTTCCGTGTGATGAAGGTTAACGAAGCCTCGTTGCCTGACGGCTCTCTTGGTGCAAAAATTGAGTTGAATGAATACAGTGCTGCTGTATATGACAACTTTGACATCACTCAATATTCTCCTGTGCCAAATAGTGGCCTTACTTCTGCCACTTATTTTTCTCCATTAGCTGCGCCTACAGTAACAGGCTATCCAACAGCCACTATTCCAAACTTCAGTGTTCAGGTTTATGTGCCTGTAACTGGTCGCGTAACATTTGGCAACTTGTTTTTTACAACAAGTGCTACGCCGTCTTCTGGCGATTGGCAATTATTAACGACGGCTTCTACAACAAACAGTCAGCCAGTTACAAACAACACTTATTACACATTCACCAATTTAACGCTTAATACAGGCACATACTATTTTGCTTACCTTGTTGGCAATGACATAAGCCAATCGACTCTTAGCGTTAGTAGTACTGCTTTTGTTTGGAATCCTGTTGCTGGTCAAGGACCGACAGGCCCTACAGGTTCAGGCCCTACAGGCCCAACTGGCACGACTGGCCCTACAGGCACAGGTACAACTGGTCCTACAGGTCAGGCTGGCTTGCAAGTGGCTCGACCCGCTGTTTATCAATGGGGCCTTTCTACACCTAGCATTTCTGGCTCATCAACTTACACATGGTCTACAGGCTCTTATACAGCGCCAAGTGGATGGTCAACAACTATTACTGCCGCCCCAAGTGCTGGCTTTATTCTATATACGGCAACAGTAACAGTTACTGATGTTGCTACAGCAACAAGCACAGCATTTAGTTGGACAAGCGCAAGCATTATTGTTTCAGGATATGCCGGTACTAATGGCGCTACAGGTCCTACAGGCGGCGCTGGAGCTACAGGTCCTACAGGTGGAGCAGGAGCCGCTGGAGCTTCAGCACGCATCATGTATGCGCGTATTGCAAGTAATCCAACTCCAGTATCTGGCACGGTAACTGTATCTGGCGATAACAGGCCATCAGGCGCTCAAGCTAGTGCGGTTTGGGGTGGTTCATTTAATGTTACATGGTACGCCAATGACCCTGACCCATCTAGCAATAATTCGTTATACCAAGCTGATGGTATCTATAACGGCACAAACACTTTGTGGTCAACTCCATATATTTCAGCATTAAAGGTTGGTGCGCTTTCTGCGGTATCTACTAATACTGGAAGTTTGACCGTTAGCGGAACTATTCAATCTAATACAGCGGCAATTAGCGGCACATCCATGACTGGTTCTGGTGGTGTGTTGTATGCCGATGGTAGGTTTGCTTTTGGTAACAGCACAACCAATATTGCGTTTAATGGTTCGCAAATGACATTGAATGGCAATGTTGTTGCTACTGCAAACATTGGTGCAAATGCAGTAACAAATACAGTTGCCGCATATACCGCTGGTAGGGTTTATGCAACAAGTACTGCTTCATGGATTACTGTGCAAACGGCAACAATTACATCTACTGGAGGTGTAATTTACATTGCATCTTCTGGTCGAGGTTATGACGGCGTGTATACATCAGAAACTGGAGACGATTCAATACCGCCATTGTTTAGAATTTATTCTGGCGGCGTTTCTTTAATTGAATCTGATACTGCCAGCATGAGTTACAGCATTACGCCCGGCGCTAGTACATACACTATTGAACTTCAAATCATTGATTCAAGAACAGGCACAGGCTCATTGCAATATCGTAGTTCTGTTTCAAACCGCTCTCTTTTTGTGATGGAATTAAAACGATGATTTACACAATTTATGGTTTAACAACAGGGCAAATTTTGCGTGTTGTTAATACAAATGAAATTGAGTCTCAAATTGGTCAAAATGAATCTTTCATTGAAGGTGAGTTTGACGATGTAACTTATTACATTGAAAATGATGCCGCAGTTGAAATTCCGGCGCAACCAAGCGAGTATTCGGTTTTTGACTTTACGACAAAGCAATGGGTTCTTACGCCTGATTTGGCAATTACTGATGTTTTGATGGCTAGAAATAAACTTCTTTTTTCTACCGATTGGACGCAAATTCCTAACAATCCATTAACATCGGAACAACAAGCGGAATGGGCAACCTATAGGCAGGAATTAAGAGACATTCCACAGCAATCTGGTTATCCGTACAATGTTGTATGGCCTGTTGCCCCAACTTAAATTCCTTGATAGAATAGACAAAACAAGACACCATTGGCCCGCAAGTGTGCGGTTGTTCGACCTGAGTACAGGGAACTGTCATGGCGATATTTAATAAGAATACCCTAGCGCAAGTTAGCGGATTCGATAACCCGATTCTGGCGGGTGAGTTGGTCTGGAACCAACAAACATTCTGGAACCTTACATTTGAAACGCCATCAGGCCAAGACATTGACTTGTCAGGGGTAACCATTGAGGCCCTGATTACACGCCGTCAACTGTCAAACATTGTGGACACACGCAACGGTTTGACTTTCAACATTTCAAATTACACCCCAACACCCGCTGCCATTCCTTTGACAGTGACCAATATTGACGCGACTAACGGTAGTTGCACCTTGGTTATTGACGCATCGGCATGGGGCTTGATGGCTTCTGACCCAGAACTTAAAATTGACGCAAACGACCCTGTTGGATATTCTGGTCGCGTCAAGGTAAGCTTCCCTGCGGTTGGTACAACGCCAGCGGACGATGTAATTATTTTCCTTTTGTTCCTTGTTCGTTCTGATGGAGTTATCGTTTTATGACATCCGTATCCGTAAATACAGGTAGCAACATCATTCTCAAGGTTGACCGTGGTGTTGCTGGACCAACTGGCCCCGCTGGTGCGGCTGGTGCGGCTGGCCCTACTGGCCCCCAAGGCCAAGGAATTGCCATCACTGGCACTGCTGCAACCCCTCAAGATTTGCCACCAACTGGCAACCCCGGTGATGCCATTCTGGTCACCTCTACAAATACCCTTTATGTCTGGAGTGCCACATAATGCCATGGATTGAATCAGGCCCAATAGTTGGCCCAACTGGTCCCACCGGAGTTGCTGGCGGTGCTGGCACTAATGGCCCAACAGGCCCCACAGGTTACAACGGCTCAAACGGCCCTACAGGCCCTACAGGCCCCGCAAATGGACCGACTGGCCCTACGGGTGCGGAAGGCCCAACTGGCCCCACTGGCGCTGCTTCTACGGTTGCTGGCCCTACAGGTGTATCTGGTCCAACAGGTAGCGTTGGCCCAACAGGCGCACAAGGCGATACAGGTCCAACTGGCACTCAGGGCGATGCTGGCCCGACTGGCCCCCAAGGCGTACAAGGTATTCAGGGCGTACAGGGTGTAGCAGGTCCAACAGGGGCGCAGGGCGCACAAGGCAACGCTGGCCCTACTGGCGCAACAGGGCAATTGGTAACACAGGTTCTGCTGGACCCACAGGCCCGACAGGCGCGGCTTCTACCGTGGCTGGCCCTACAGGCTCTACTGGACCTACTGGTGCTGGTGAGCAAGGCCCAACAGGTCCCACAGGCTCACAGGGCGCAGTTGGCCCAACGGGCGCACAAGGTATTCAAGGCATTCAAGGCGTACAAGGTGAGATTGGCGCGGTTGGCCCGACAGGTCCGCAAGGCGTTCAAGGTAACTCAATTACTGGACCTACTGGCCCAACGGGCGCGGCTTCTACAGCAGTTGGCCCAACTGGTGCTGTCGGACCTACAGGCCCACAAGGTACGCAAGGCGTTATTGGCGACCACGGCCCTACTGGCCCTCAAGGTGTTGAAGGACCTGTTGGTAGTGCTGGCCCTACTGGCCCGACTGGTTCTGCTTCTACTGTTGCAGGTCCTACTGGTCCTACTGGCGCTGGTTCGCAAGGTCCTACAGGTCCTACAGGAACTGCTGGTCAAGATGGCGACCGCTACAAGACTACAAGCACAACAAGTAATGCGGTTGGCAATGGTCAATTGTCATTTACTGTTGGCACAGGTTTGTCATATAGCGAAGCACAAAACATCATTGTTAGTTTTAATGGTGATACTGTTACGCATATGCACGGCCCTGTTATTTCGTATAACAGTAGCACAGGCGCTTTAGTTGTAGATATTACAAGTCATACTGGTTCAGGCACATACGCAGATTGGACTGTTAACCTTGATGGTGCGCAAGGCGTTGCTGGTCCTACAGGTGCTACTGGTCCTACGGGCGCGGCTTCTACCGTTGCTGGCCCTACTGGCGCAGTTGGCGCTACAGGCCCTACAGGCGCACAAGGCACTATTGGTAACACAGGCCCAACTGGACCACAGGGCGTTCAAGGTATTCAAGGCACGGTTGGTGATGTTGGCCCCACAGGCCCACAAGGCATCCAAGGCGTGCAAGGCAATGTTGGCCCAACGGGTGCGGCTGGACCTACTGGCGCTCAAGGCGAAACTGGTGCTGTTGGCGCTACTGGACCCACAGGCGCACAAGGTACACAGGGTGTAGCTGGACCTACAGGACCTCAAGGCATTCAGGGTATTCAAGGTGAGCAAGGCGTAGTCGGACCTACTGGTTCACAAGGCATTGCTGGACCAACAGGGCCACAAGGTGCGCAAGGCATTCAAGGTGAAGTTGGCCCGACTGGCGCACAAGGCATCCAAGGTGTTGCTGGCCCAACTGGCCCCACAGGCTCACAAGGAACTACTGGCGACACAGGCCCTACAGGTCCTACCGGCGCAGCATCTACTGTTGTTGGACCTACTGGCCCGCAAGGTATTCAGGGCATCCAAGGCGTTCAAGGTATTGCTGGACCCACAGGCCCAACAGGTTCTACTGGCGCGACTGGTGAATCTATTACTGGCCCAACTGGCCCGACAGGCGGCGTAGGTTATGCGTTTACAGCATTGACCAAATCGTTTACTGGTGACGGCACTACAGTTGCATTCACGATTGATACAGGCTTTGGTTCTGTTAACAACTTGTTTGTTTTCTTGAACGGCGTTGCACAGAAGCCTACAACGGATTACACAGTAAGCGGTACAACACTTACCTTTGTAACTGCCCCTGCAACAGGTCAAGTGATTGTTGTTCGTGAATTGAATGGCGATGGACAGACAGGCCCAACAGGTCCTAACGGTCAAGTTGGCCCAACAGGCCCAAATGGAGTCGCTGGCCCTACTGGTCCAACAGGTTCTGATTCAACTGTTGCTGGCCCTACAGGCCCCACAGGTTCTACAGGTACAAGTGGCGGCACAGGCCCAACTGGTCCTACAGGCCCTGCTGGAACTGGCTCAGTATTTAGCGCGGTAACACAAACATTTACTGGCAACGGTTCAACAACTGCTTACACAATCAACACAGGTTACACAACTGATTCTGTTATTGTGTTTGTTAACGGTGTAGGATTAACACCAACAACTGATTATTCTGTTAGTGGTACAACACTTACATTTGTTGTTGCACCGACTAACGGTCAAACAATCGTTGTTCGTGAATTTAAATAAGGAATAACATGGCACATTTTGCTGAATTAGGTTTAGACAACACAGTGCTTCGGGTGATTGTTGTTCACAACAATGATTGCCTCGATGGTAATGGTCAAGAATCAGAAGCCGTTGGCGCTGAATTTTGCCGTAGTCATTTTGGTGGTACATGGGTTCAGACAAGTTACAACGCAACCATGCGCAAAAACTATGCTGGCATTGACTTCACTTATGATTCATCACGCGATGCGTTTATCCCACCAAAGCCATTTGAATACCTTGTGCGCCCGTTGGGCCAACTGCGCCCTGTGAGCCTGTGGGACCTGTTGGGCCTTGCGCACCAGCACCAGTAGGTCCAGTAGAGCCTGTAGGACCAGCCACGGTAGAAGCCGCGCCTGTCGGGCCAGTGGGGCCAGCAGAACCTGTGTT